CTGAGGCTTCCGACGCGGACTTCGGTTCGCTAATCCCTGTGTCGAGGGTAACAATTGGATTTGTTTCGTCAGGCCTGCCTTGGCTTTGCAACCTTGGTTAGCCTTTCGATCCATTACCTTTTTATTATTTCCCTTTCCTTTATTTGGAGGATGTTATGACCATTTCCCCACACTTTTCTCGCCATCGTATTCGAACTGATGAACGTTTTATTACCTCTATTAGGTATAAGACGGATATCAACCCCATTATTGGATCTTTGAGCCAATCCCATGATTATGGGCTTAACTTTTGGACCACTTTTGAGGAAATGTACGATTCTATCAACCCAATAGGGCCTGCGGGGCGTCGTGCTCCGGGTCCCTGTTCGAGTTTTAGGATAAAACGGCGTGGGGGTTCCTTCAAAGAACTCGTCGATTGGAGTGATGGACCAGATGGAGACTTCAACAGTGTTTACACTGATTCGCCTTCGACTTTCCATTACCATTACGACGCGTTTCGGTCATTTGTTTCTCCCGTACCTTCATCGTTGCTTCGCGACAACCTGTTGGCTGCCTGGTCAAAAATGATCACGGAAATTCCGACAGATGTCTCACTCGCAAATTTCATATTTGAGCTTAAGGACCTTAAAGCGTCTGCAGCTCACTATGCAAAGGCAGTGACACCACCTAATTTCAAATTGAAAGGGAAGAAATATGCAGGTTTAAGACTTACAGATCTCCCAGGCTGGGCGAACGCTACGTTCTTGGACGCTTCTTTTAATCTTTTACCTATGGTACAAGATCTTCAGAAGATGACTCAAGTTTACGATAGAGTTGCGTCTCGAATAGCCTTCTTGAGGGCTAATAGAGCAAAGCCGATCCAACAGCACTTTACTAACCTATCTTTCTGGATGGATAATCCGGATATAGGACAAATTAGTAATAGTGGTGCTTTCGATCCGCCTTGGAATGCGTGGTACCAGTTCGGTACCCCTACTGCTTCTGCATACATGGGCCGAGGTCCAGAATATGTTCAGAATCATGGGTTCACGCAGTTTGTGTGCGCAAATGCTCGCTCGATCTTTAACTCGACCTGGACTTTATACCAGGACCTGGAAGGTCTAGATGATGCATGGGCACAGTTACGGGGTCTTATAGCCGGGTTGGGTTTCAATAATCCTGCCAAAATAGTCTGGAATGCAATTCCGTTCTCTTTTGTGCTTGATTGGTTTGAGCCCTTTGGAAAAGTACTCGACCGATTCGCGGTTCAACCCTTTAAGGGTGTATGGAACGTCTATGATGTTAGTTATTCCATCAAGCGTACCTACTTATTCCTCGAATCGCTCTGCTACCGACCTGATAAAAATCCACCATGGATTAGTGAGGTTGAAATGGAGCTATATGACCGGAAACTAGGCATCCCTATTGAGTCGATACTCAACATTGATCCGACACAGTTAGATGATAAACAGCAGCGGCTTTTTAACTCGCTTGCCCTACAACTGACTCTCTTTCGAGGGGGCCATCACTAGGCAGCGGGTTCAATAGCTTTATAGGAGAGCACACATGGCACTTGATCCCAATTTAACGCTTAAACTTGACGATAACTCTACGGCTGAGATCTTTAACAAGGTTGATCAGTTACCTGGTCAGACTGGAACTAAACGTTCTAGTACCACTGTAGATGTTCCTGATTCCAAGTATCTGTTGATTCGTTCGCAGGCAGTTGGGAAGGGAGCAAACAAAGCGGACAAGCATTCAATTTCGCTATACTACGCGACTTATGATGCGGCCGGTAATCTAATCACCGGCAATGTGACTTTATCACTCACGTTTCCTTTATCGTCACTCTTCACCGATCAAATGATGGTTGACATGACACACCAAGTCTTAGATTTGGTTGTCGCGACTTCCACCTTTGACGTTGACAATTCGGTAGTCCAGGCCCTCCTTAGAGGTGAATCCTAGTCTTCTCCGAGCAGTTGCGTTAGTCTTGGGAACTTTTGCCATAAGTGCCTTGGAAAGGTGGCTCCAACAAAGTGAAGTACCTTCAAAGCCAGGTCGAGTTTTACCTCGACTCTTACGAAGCTTGCTTATTACCGGATTGCGTATCGCGAAGTTCCTTCTTCCAATCGCAGTCTCGCAAGGACTTCCGGACTCTTCGGTCCAGGAGTTTATCAAGCGAGGGCTTCCAATTCTGCTTAAAGACTCTCCCGAAACTCGGGAAAGCACTTGAGCGTGGATTGGTTGAGAATCAATTCACCTGTCCATCGGAATTTAAACGCCGAAGACACGGAAGTGTACCCATTTTTTTACAGGCATACTTTCAATTGATTTTCGAATGCGAAACCGGGGAACTTTTACCTGACCCTTCGATCTGGGCAATCGCTCATATTTTGAATGTTTGTTTCTTAGTCTACAAGCTAGAGCTCGATTTTGACATCGCAGAAGAGGAGGTTGTTATCCAAAACTTCCTTGAAACCGAAGTTGAACTTAGTGCTCTAGATCTCGACAGGAATACGGACGTCCTGCTCGCGCGTGACTTCACTGGCGGCACCCGATACAATGGGGAGTCGGTGAATATCTTCGGTGATTTTGATCCGTATGATATAAGACCCAAACATGGTCCGGGGGCTGTCGCCACCGGTGAGAAAGGAGAGGATAAGTGGGAATTCCACCATTTGTACGATTCGATCCATCAGGTGTACCCCTATTACTCGTACTTTATAATTGGGGGTCCGTTAGAACTCGAAGACCGAAAGAGCTGGTACATGTCAATGACCCGCCTACAAAGCGGGACAGCGAAAGTTGCACTAGTTCCGAAGGACTCGCGAGGTCCGAGACTAATTTCATCGGAGCCACTAGAATATATGTGGGTCCAGAAGGGATTAGGGGAAGCTATCGTGTCCCATTTGGAAGCAAACCGCTTCACGAAAGGACGCGTGAATTTCCATACTCAATCAGTGAACAGGTATCTTGCCCTCACATCCTCTTCATCGAAGACCTTAACCGGTCCAGCTTTGGAGGCTCTTGTGACAGAGATGAGGAACCTAGGCATATCCACTCCACCTCGTGTGGATGGCGGATATGTGACACTGGATTTAAAGGACGCCTCAGATCGCGTGTCATTGGCCCTGGTAGAGAAAGTCTTTTCGAAGACTCCTTCCCTATTACGGTGCTTGACAGCGGTCCGTTCGCCAGCTACCACTCTACCGGATGGCAGGGTTTTAGAACTAAAGAAATACGCCCCGATGGGAAGTGCTTTGTGCTTTCCTGTGGAAGCGTACGTCTTTTGGATCCTAATTGTAGCTGCGATTTCTTGCAAATTCATCCGACAGCCTAATAGCGTAATGAGCGAAGTATACGTCTTTGGTGACGACATAATCGTGCCCAAAAAATATGCTTCTTTAGCAATCCGCACACTGGAGCGAGCTGGCCTTCGGGTCAACGCGTCCAAGAGCTGTCTGGAGGGTGCTTATCGTGAATCTTGTGGTACTAATGCCTACAATGGGCATGATGTAACTCCGACACGGTTTCACACTCTCTGGACCGGTAATAAGGCAGACGGGTCGGCTTTAGTATCTTATGTTGCGTATGCGAACATAATGCGCCGCAAAGGATATTTTGAGCTTTTCTCCTTTCTTAAGATGACCATTGAGAAGGTCTATGGGGCGGTTCCGTTTGGAACGAATCGCTCCGCTTATATAAGTTGGGAAGTGGATAACTCTGAACTTGCACTGTCCTTAAACAGGGACTTGTTTAAAGCGAGGTACTCCACCGACTTACAATCTTTCGAGTTTAAACTTCGATGCTATCGAGCAAAGGAGTTCGAATCTAAACTGGATGGTTGGTCTCGACTGACCCGGAACTTGTTTCAGGGAATTGGCGAGAATCCGTCTGTATACTCCTTACCCCGCAGGAGCGTTCTCAAGCGGGTTTGGATTAGCC